GGCCGCCGTGCCCGCGCCGCTCAGCAGCGAGCCGAACGTGCCGCCCAGCAACGAGCCGCCAGCCGCAGCGCCAGCCGTGCCCGCAGCACTGGCCGTGCCCGCGATACCGATGCCCCCGCCGCCCACGACGAGCCGCGTGGACAGGAACTGTTTCACAAGGTTCGCGAGGAACTGCCGCGCGATGCTTTCGAGCGCCCTGCCGAAGTCTTTGAACGAACGAATGTTGCCGGCCACGAAGTTCGCGAACGCATCAGTCGCTGCCTCAACCGCGCCCGCCCAGTTCTCCTGGAACGCGCGCGCCTCCTCAGTCATCACCGTGCGCATGGTGGCGGCCGACTGCCGCAGGTTCTCCATGCCTTTCACGATGACTGGGATGTCCTGCACCAGCGTCGCTGTCACCTTGCCGGTGACAGCATCGACCTCCTGCATCGCCTGATACGTCGGGCGCAGCGATTCGCGGAACCGCTGACCCAACGCATCGTCGAGCAACTGGCGTGCCTTCTGCTTGAGATCAGCGAGTTTCTTGCCGGCCTTCTCCGCCTCACCGCTCAACGCATTGAGGTCCACCGCGAAACCCTGCGCCGCGCCGCCTGCCTTGCCCATGTCGTTCGCGAGGCCGTCGAGCGGGTTGCGAATGGCGTTGATGCGCGAGTTGAGTTTCTTGGCGGCCTCACTCCAGTCCTGCTCCACACTGTCCGCGAATGTGGTCAGCGCGCTATTGAGGCCTTCCATAGCAGCCTGCGCAGTCTGCTTCGCAGCGGCTGCGACCTGTGCGAACTTCGCCGGGTCGGTCAACGCCAGATAGGCGGCCTTGGCGAACGTGGATAGCAGCGTGATCGTGCGCGACACGACGTCCGCCACGAGCGCTGCCCAGTTGCCGATCGTCCTGCCCACGATCTCGAACAACGCAGCAACGCCCGCGCCAGCCTGCAACAGCAGTTTGAACGCATCCGCGAGCACCGAGTTTCCTTCGCCCGCCTTGCGCGCTGCCACGCCTTCGTCGACGAGCACCTTGGACAGCGAGGCGAGGGACGGCAGCAGTTGCGCCGTGATGTCGTTCGCCCACCCCTGCATCAACGTCCTGATGTCGTCGAGGCGGTCGTTGAAGTATTCGGCCTGCGCCGCCGTCTCACCGCCCACCACCGCGCCCAGTTCCTTCGCGCGGTTCATCAGGTCCTCGATACCGCTGGCGCCTTGATTGAGCAACGGCACCAACTCCGGCCCCACGCTGCGACCGAACAACTGGATCGCGAGCGCCGTCTTCGCGGTGCCGTTCTCCATGCTCGCGAACCGCGTCGCCAGGTCCAGGAACACTTTGTCCGCGTCGCGCACGTTGCCGCTCGCGTCCTTGACTTCGACGCCGAGCGCCTTGAAGGCGCGCTGCATCTCCGCATTCCCACTGGCCGCCTCCAGCGTGTTCCTGCTGAGGCGAGCGAACGCCTGCGTGATGGTGTCGAGGCTGCTGCCCGACTGCTCCGCCGCGTAGCCGAGCGCGGACAGTTTCTCCGTCGGCAGGTTGATGGACTGCGAGGCCTTCGCCAGCCGGTCCATCTTGCCGGCGGTGGCCTCGACAGTCTTGGCGAGCGCGGCGAAACCCGAGCCAAGTGCCGCTCCGACCGCCTTTCCGATCTTCTCTAGTTCGCGCCGGATGCGGTTGGCTTCCTTCTGCGCGAGGCGATGCGCACGCCCCAAGTCCGACTCGAACTTGGCGAGGTCCGCCGCGATCTCGATAAGCATTGAGGACAGCAGTTGACCGGCCATCGATTACTCCTCGCCTTCCTCCGCATCCTCAGCGCGCTGCACCGTGTGCGGCATGCTCGTGAACGCGCTCACCAGTTGCTCGTCCAGCGCGCTGCGCGTCTGCCGCGTGGCATCGAACAGCACGAAGTCCTCGAGTTTCCTCGGCGGCGTGCCCGGCTTGCTCCACCTCGCGCTCATCATGCTCGCCAACATCGCCAGCGCGTACTCCAGCCGACGCGCGCCGAGCGGCTCGACGCGATCATAGGCCAGCCACAACCGCACCTCGTCGAGCGACATGTCCCCAAGTTCCTCCAGCGTCTTGCCCAGGTGGCCGGCGAGCCGCATCAGGAACACGAGGAAATGCTCGCCCGCTAGTCGTTTCCCTCCGCGTCCTCAGCGTTCTGCACGTCCTCGGTCAGGCGGTTGACTTCGAGCACGATGCGCGTCCATTCGAGCGCCACCGCTACAGGAATGTCGCGGTAGTCATCTGCCGTGCCGACCGGCGTCACGCCGTCCTCCTGCACGATGCACGCGGCCAGCAGCGCGTCCTGCCGCTCCGCCTGTTTCTGCGGGTCCTTGACCTTGCTGACGCCCACGAAGTGCTGGCGCAGCAGTCGGACCGGCAGTTTCCGCACACGCAGCACGTTACCTTGCGAGTCCGTGCGGTCCTCGTACTGCGGCGCCTTGAGTTCGTTGAGTTTCGCGATGTTCAGCATGTCTGCTCCTAGGTTGGCGGTGGCAGACTTCGCCCGGTCTGCCAGCGGGGATCGGCCCGTTGGGGAGTGGGGTCCGGGCCGGAACTCGTCACGGCTTCTGCGTGAACAGGATGTCGCCCGTGACACGCAGCGACAGCGAGATGCGAATGGCATCGTCCGCCTGCCCGTTCACCGTCATCTGCTGCACGAAGGCGGTGAACTTGAACGACGAGCGGTTGTTCGGCGGCGTCAGGTTGTTGCCCGTCAGCGTCGGGTTGTTCGTGCCGTCCGACAGGCTGATGCAGAACTGCACCGCCGTGCCGGCCGCATCCAACAGCCACAGGTCGTCCTGACCGACATCCGCCGTGTCGAGGTTCAGGTCCATCGACACCGTGCCACCGTCCCGCAGGCCGCGCAGGAACTCCTTGCGCACCGACTTGAGGTTGGTGATGTCGATCTCGCCAGCCGAGCCGCCGAGACCATTGAACCCGGCGACCTTTCCCAGTTCCCGCAGCACCTGCGGCGAGCCGGCGGTGATGAAGTGCACCGCCGTGCCTTGTGACTTCAACTCAGCCATAGCACTTTCTCCACGTCATGCCGCAAAGCCGCGGCGGTTATCGGTTGACCCAGACGTTGAACTCCAGGACACGTCGAAACAACTGCGTCGCGTCTTCACGCTCGGCCAGCGGCTCGCCGCGGAACACAGTATAACCGGCATCCATCGCCGCGCGGACGGCATTTCGCAGTAACACGACCTGCGGCTCGGTTGCCGCGTAGATGTCGATCTGCACCAGCCGGGCATCCAGGTCGCTGGCACCGCTGATCATCGGCGTCGAACTGGCGTACACCAGCGAGTAGACGATGAACGGCGCCTGCGCGCCCTGGGGCGCCACGCTGCGATAAATGCGGTGGTCCACCAACGCGCGCACGGCCGGCGCGTCATGAAGCATGTTAAAGACCACGGACTCGTCTGCCACGTCACCCTCCACGTCGCAACGCTGCCGAGCGCCGCGCCTGCCGCGCGGCAATCTTGGCGATGTCAGCGGCCAGGTGCGCCTTGAACACCGCCACAATCCTCTCCCGCGTGGCCTCGAACGCAGGCCGCAGAAACGGGCGCGCCGGGCGCCCGTGGACCGGAACGCCGAACTCGATAAACGGCGCATAGTATGCGGTGCCTTGCACAAGCGTCCAAGGCACGTCCTTATTCTTGCCACGGCGACGGTCACGCGGTGCCTTGCCGCGCCGCGCGCCGACGAAATAGGCTTCCGTGCGCCCCCGCGCGCGCGGGTTGCCGTCGCGGACGGCACGGATCGCGGCCCGCAGGTTCCCCTTGTCAACCGGTGCGCGCGCCTTCGCGTCCTCGACCAGCAGCATCGCGCCAGCCCGCAATGCGCGTTTCAGCGGGCCACCGCCGCGCTGCACCTCCTCGCCCAAGGCACGCAGCGCCTCGCCGAGTTCCTGCAAGCCTTTGACCGTGGCCAACTCAGCCATTGTTCACGCCCTCCGCCGCCACCACACGCATGACCGCGCCACGCTCGTCCTGCGCCAGAACGGCGCGGATGTTGTACACGCGCCCGTCGAACAGCAGGCGATGCTTCACGGTCAGGCCCGCCACGTGGCGCAGCGTGAACGTCGTGAGCGTCTCGCCCTGCGTGGCCTGCGCGGCACGAAACTCGCGGCCGGACATGGGTTCGACGCGCGCGTACACGCTCGCCACCGTGACCCACGTCGGCGTCACGGACCCGTCCACAGACGACACGTCGTCGACGCGCTCCTGCACAGTCACCAGGTGTCGCAGTTGCCCGATGCGCATCAGGGGAACTCCACGCGGTGGAAGTGCAGCAACTGATGCACGATCGGGTTCTCCGTGCGGATGGTGCCAACGAGCGACTGCTCGCGGTTCTCGTACAACTCCGCAACGATCATCAGCAGCGCGGCCTTGATGTCATGCGGCACACCATCGGCACCGTCCGGCGACTCGGCAGACGGGAAGCCAGCATTGAACCGCACCTGCACCGCGTCGTCCGACACCGACGCGACCGGCCACTTCGCGTCCGGGTTCAGGATGATCCGCGTGTCTTTCGTGGTGGGAAACACCCGGTAATCCGCGACTGGCATCTGCTGCACCACCCCATCCGTGTCGCGATAACGCACGTCCACGACCTGCCGGATGTCGGGCCACGGCAGCACCATCGTGGGGCCGTCCGGGAATGCGCGCATGTACACGGCTTCGAGCCGCGGGACGAACGCGCGGCCGCAATACGCCTCGCCGTACCTGCGCGCGGCCTTGATGAGCGCGTTCAGGTACGTGTCCTCCGTGCTGCCGAGCGTCGAGGAATGACGCAGGTGCGTCTTCACCTCAGCCAGCGTCAGCGGCTCGGTCAACGGTGCCTCAAGTTCACGCCGCAGCATTGCCAAGCCTCCGCAGTTCCTGGAGCCACAGTTCATCAGCAGCAGGGTCGATCACCTCACGCGACCGCGAGAGCCACGGGCCGCCCAAGGTGTAGTGCACGAGCGCCACGTCCTCCGGCCTGTCCTGCTCCCCGACCAGCCAGTTCCAGCGGCGCGGTAGTTCGCCGATCTCCGAGTCGGCCAGGAACTTGAACCCATGCAGGAACAACCCATCAGCGCGTTGCAGCAGATACAGGGGCACATGGCTCCACGCCGGGTGATCGCAGTTGAACAGCATGACGGACGACCAGTTCTTTCGCGCGTAGCGTGTCTGCTGCAAGCCGCCCATCTTGCGCAGGTCGCGCGCGGGTTGCTCATGCTTCACGACCGCTACGGCCCGTCCGTTCATGGGCACGCGCTGCAACTCCGCCACGTCGCCGGTGAACAGAACGTCGCAGTCGACGAACAACGCACGTCCCTCCTGCACCAAGTGAGGCACGAGGAACCGCGTGAAAGCGAACTCCGTCGACATGGGCGCGCCGGTCACAGCGTCACGCAACTGCGCGCCGTCGCGATCAATCCCGCGATCGAACAGGCCACTCCGCCGCAGCCGCGCGTAGACCAACGGCTCGACCACGACCGGGCACGACGCATGCCGCAGCAGCGAGTGACGCGCCACGCGGTACGCCATCTCCTGCGAGGGATCGAACCCGATGAACACACGGAAAGGGGTCATGTCTTCGTGGCCTCCAGCCGCATGTCGCGATTGTAGCGGCCCGCCTCGTGCCATTGTGGGACAGTTTGACGGACGTGCCGGAACCCTGCTGCCCGCAACGCTGCCTCGAGCGTCTCCGGCGTCCAGCCCCAGCGGTGCCCCATCTCCGGTCGCTTGCCGCGCGGGTCACCGTACAGCCCCCACATGCCCATCTGCTCGGGCGCGCCGGAAAGGATGTTCTGGCAACACTTGCGCAAGTCGGGCAACTCCAGGATCAGCACGCCGTCAGGCGCCAGCAACGCATGCCACTCGCGCAGCAACTGCGCCGCGCGCCAGAGCGGGAAGTGCTCAAACACGTGCACCGCCAGCACCTCATCCACCGCGCCGGCATACGTCGCCACGAAGTCGGCACACGCCTCCGCGTCGTTCAGGTCCAGCCGCACGTCCGCGCCGGGCGCGAAGCCATCAACGTTCACGTAGCCGGGCAGCACGTGGCCCCCGCAGCCCATGTGAATCTTCATGCCGCACCTGCCCGCACGTGCGCCAGCACGAACTTCCAGCACTCATAAGCCTCCGAACGATCCCACTGCCAGCACGCCACGCGGTGCAGGAAGTCCACGCGCTCTTGCCTGGTGGGATAACGAAGCGCCGCCATGTCGTTTCCGTACAACACGGCTCCGACCCCACCCTCCACGACGCACGGGACGCCCGCGATCGCACAATCCACCGCCACATTGCTGCGCCAGCACACAGCAAGGTCAATGCGCCGGAGCACGCGACTGATGTCACCGCCGTGCATCGGCGTGGTGCCCGGCAGGTCTTCCGGCGCATGTCCCGGCTTCGTCCGGTAGAACACCTCGGCCTGCGGAAAGTGCGTCTTCACACGCTCCAACGCCGCGCGCTCCCACGCGAAATCGTGCATGCCGAACCCGGCCCGCGTCTTTGGCCCCACTCCAGCGATCAGCACGCGGCGGATTTCGCGCGGTGGCCGTGTCTCCTGAATCGCTTCCCGTAACGCGAACATGCGGCTCGGCGCCGGCGTCGTGCGCGCCAAGTCGGCCGCCGATGGATGCAACGCATCGATGGCGATGCGCCAGGACCGCAGGAACGACATGCGGTTCCAGTATCCCAGGTCGAACACCAGAGCGTGCCCGCCGCGCGCAACCTGCGCCTCGAGCATGTCGCGCACCTCCGGGCGGCCTGCGCCGTACAGCGCGAGCCATGACGCTCGACCGCTCGGCACCTCGACTTGGCGCGACGACAACCCGGCGTATTTCGCGGCCGCGTGGAACGCGCCGAGCATGCGCTCCACGTCGGGCCGCGTGCCACGCATCATCACAACCTCAAGTGACGGCATGGCGCGCGGCCTCTATCACGTTCTCGTACAACGGCAACAGCGCGCGCAGGCTGAACTTGCTGGCGCACACCTGCATCGCGCGACTCACCGCCGCGAAGTCCTCCGGCGCGTCACGCGCCATGACGTACAGCACGTCGAGATGGTCAAGGAACTCTTGCAGCGAGTCCGCCATCAGGCACAACCCGCCCGTGTCGAACTCCTCGTAAGTGCATTGCCGCGTGCTCACGAACGGGCAGCCCAACGCGAACGCATTCGCTTGCTTCACGTTCGACTTCCAGCGGCGATTCACCTGCGACTGCCACACGCCGACGCGCGGTGCAATCACCACGTCCACGTCGAACGACTCCACGTCCGGCGTCATGACGAACCGGATGCGCCGACGCGCGCACCAGGCCGCGATGTGGTGGCGCCAGGCGTCGATGTACGACAGCCGACCACAGTAGCCGAGCGCATGGAACCCCGTGCGCACACGCCCGCGCAGCCGCTCGTCGTGGTGATGCGGCACAATGGCGAACTTCACCGCCGCATGCGACGGCATGCGCGGCACGATGTCCTCGTACATCGCACGGCCGGACAACACCACCGCGTCCGGCGCGCGCTCGATGATGCTGCGGACAGCGAACTGCGCAGCCTCCGCCATCGTCGAGAACGTATCAGGCTGCGGCCAGAAATCAACCGGGTCCCAGACCACGCGCCAGCCGAGCCGGCGCAGCGCCAGGAAGGTCGCGAGCGGCGCCCGCTTGATGACCAGCGCCACTCCGCCCGCCGGCGCACGCGGAAGGTCTTTCGGATACCGGGCGTCCTGCGCATAAACCGGCGCGCCCAGCGCCCGCGCCACCTGCTCGCCGCGCATCCGCCAGGCGCCCGCCTTGCTGCCACTGCCGACCACGATCACCGACATGCCAGCACCTCCCGCAACGCCACCCCGGAGGCGATCTCCTCGAGCCGCCACAACGCGCCCGCCATGCGCTCGAACACCGCGCCAGCAGGCCACAAGGGGCCCAGAACGCCGTCCCGCAGCCATGTCTCGAGCGGCGTGGACCCTGCGGCAGCGATCCATTTCGGCATGGTATGCACGACGGGCCAGCCCCACAGCATCGCCTTGACCGCAGCCCCGGACCCGTGCGTGACCACCACGTCAGCCGCCTCTAGCGCCTCTAGCAGCGCGTCCGTGTGGTCCCCCTTGCCAGGATGCGGCCTGACGCTGACATCGTAGCCGAGGGCCGCCTGGACGCGCCTGCGCACGGTCTCGGCCCAGTCGGGCGGCATGGCGTACTGCTGCGGCCCGATGCCACGCTGCGGCAGCAGCAGGACACGCGGGCGGAGCGGCATGGGCCGGGCAGGCCGCACCGGCTCCCCGATCTGCTGCCAGCGGTCCGGGATCAGCGGCCAGCGGCCCGGACCGTTGTGATAATCCAGCGCCAGCGCGTACCAGTTCCCTCCCTGCCAGTTCTTTCCCAGGTAGCCGTTCTCCGCGACGAGCACCGCACAGCCGACCTTCGTGGCATGCTGCGCGATCGCCTCCCACGACGGCATGCGGTTCCAAATGCACAGCACATCGCCGGCGCGCATCTGCGCACCGGGTTCCCACACCCGTGGCTCGAAGTCACAGGCGGCAAAGCCGGCCCAGAATGCGTCCATGCGGTAATGCACCGCCGCCCGCAGGCCGATCCACGCCACCGACTTCACGGCAGCACGTCCTCGAGGCGCGCGGTCGGGAACGCAGTGATCGCGCTGCACGGCGAACAGTTCAGCACCTCGACACCCCGCGCGCGCAACTGCCGCACCGCGTGATCGTACTGGCGTGCCATCACGCGCAGCATCGCGTCCGACGGGTTGCGCAACCGCCGGTCGTGATCCGCATGCCAGTGCGCGCGCCCGTCCACGTGACACATGTCGTAACCGACCAGCAGCACGCGCGACGCACCCGCGCTGTACGCCAGGCCGAGCGCCTGGTAGCCGCTGTGCTGCCCGAGGTGCACCGCGTCAGGCGACTCCGACAACCCGCGGGCCTGCACCCCTTTCACGTACCGCAGCCCGTGCAGGTTCGCCGCCAGTTTCGACTGCGTCCAGAACTCCCCCTTGAACACAGCCTTCAGCGCCTCGTAGTGGACTTCCCACCACGCTGCGTCCGCCGCGTAGCAGATTGCGGCGTCGGGGACGGCGTAGGCGGTGGAGTTGATGGCGATGACAGGCGTTCCTGTCGCGGCTGCGGCTGCGATGGCGCCGGCTGCGGCCGCGAAAGACGGGCCTGATGCTGCGAGGATGACGGTGCGGCCCGCCCACCGTCCCGCGATTGTTTTTCGAGCACGTCCACCAACCCCAGCGCGTGCAACAACTCCGCCTCCTGCGCCGGCATCGTGAGCCGCGTACCGCGCACGACGCGGCCAAAGTGCTCATGCACGAACAGGCACCGCGCACGAACCGTTGTCTGCATGTGGCCTCCTATGCAAAGACAGCGCACGCCGCAGGGCGACGTGCGCTGTGTGGTGCCGAACGCTTAGGCGTTCGAGATCGTGTCGAAGTCGACCTTGATGCACGCGCCCGGACGGTACACCGCGAGTCCGATGCGCTCCTCCACCAGCAGGGCGACCATGTTCTTCACGAAAAAGTCGCTGTGCTCCGTGCTG